CCTACTTGCTGTAGTTCCACCACATCATCATCTTAAAGCCGCCACTGCCCAAATGGGCGACAGCAATTGCTTTAAGATGTTCACCCCAACTATGTTGGGTGGCCAATATTACCCCCTCATCCCTGACTATGAGGAGACATCGTACTTAGATTATGAGTACTCAAACTACAAGAACCCAGCCATGGCAATTAGCAAGGCGGGTTCTCAAATGAAGAGGACCCAGGGTCCCTTCATCAATCCACGATTCGAGTGTCGAATGCTCGCTCGTCTCATCAACAAACCATGTAGCCAAGATTTGATCCCCCGTTGCGGCGGTCGAGGCGATGGTTCTGCATTCCCCCCCCCCCCCCACCTTACACAGTTGGAAAGGCTTGCTTACCCTTTCCGCGACACCACACCAACCATCATCGGCGGCTCCGGTGATTGCTGGAAGCAAATCATGCCCCTGGACGACCACCCGGAAACCTCAATGACGATGGCCAACTTCATCATTAAGCTGCGAGCTTATGTTGATCGACACTATCCGGAGCAAGATATGTTCAGAGAGTCTTTCTTAATGCAGTTCGTTCGGATAACCAGGCAGGATGACAACGATTACCATCTTGCAGAAATTTGGCGCAGCTTCGACGACCCATTTCCATTCGGCTTACCGGAGTGGTTTACAGCCCGCGATCTGTTGGAAGGAGAGTGGGACCTCGAGCGTGAGATTGGTCTTGGTGGCACCCGCACCGCCTTAGCAACTTTAAAGGGCACTATCCACGCCGATGCGGTGATGCAAGAGATCGTTAACCCCATCATGGCCAGGTTGGACGACGAAAAAAACTTGGGTTATTTAGATGTCCCGCTGGCACTCACCGAACTCCTTGAAAGTCAGGGTGTTAACGTGACCAGCCAGGGGACCGTGGCACACGCTCACTCCGCTCATAAGACCATGGAGACGAACGCGTATCGCAACGTTTACCCATCCTATTTGGCCAAGGACAGCGTTGCGGTTTTCTTCACTAAGGACAGCAAGTTTAACGCTCTGAGTAAACTCCACAACAACTTCAAATCATACCATAATGTTGTTTTAGATCACAAGGATTGGAGCCGCTACGGACCTTGCCAGTTGCCAACTGTGTTGACGGAATCTGCAATTCTTCTCTGGGATGTTGGGCAGTATTTAAACCCAGTAAATATAGCTGCTATTTTCGCTAAGTATCCCTCCGTTCAACGAATCTACTCAGCGTTTGTTTACGCGCCAGAGAGCTCACAGGGCCTCAGCAGCATATATCCGGAATATTACCAACTGCAGTATGAGGGAGACCAAGTGATCTACAAGATGGAGGGCACTGACCAGGGCTCATACGAACAACCAAGGGATTGCGATTGGCTGTTTGAGGCAAGAAACATCACAGTGATCACTCCCCACCAGGAGTTCTTGTTACACCATGAACCTTTGCACTCAAGCCTCACACATCATTTGGCAGTTACCTCACGCCAGGCCGTTCAAGTTTCACGAAAGACTTGGACTTGTGACTCCAGGGACTTGATGCACATCCCACAACCATGGCTAAACAAGAGGACGGCGTGCCCAGAGGCTGGTGAGCAACTTGTGCCCAGAGAACTGTACAACAACTTGTACTGGTACTATGCGGCCAGCAACGTTAACAAGCGCTCAGCCCAAGACGTGTCCCTCAAGATTCGCAACCTTAGGGCGTCACCCAAGTACAGCCATATTCGTCCCGAGGTCTGGAGACTTTTGCTAGAGAGCGTGATCGCTGTTGGGATCGTAAATGCAGACGTACCATTGGGAAATGAGTTTGACAGTGGAATAGCGGCGTGCATTTGGCGATACATCCTCACCACGGTTCAGAGCTGTAACCTTCCCAGTCCTTGGGCGGTTGCTTATCGACTGGCCTCCACCATTCTGCCTGCCTTGTTCGGTTTGCCCTGGAAGCTAATTAGCTCCGCCATGTCTGTTTATGAGGTGGCCAACGCACGCAATTGGACTGACTTGGGCATCACCCTTGGAAAAACGGCTTTTTACCTGTTGGCCCCTGCCCCCGTCGTCGCAATTTTTACCGCTGTTGTTGGAGCCACTTACGCCACAGCCTATGCTATTAGGTTCCTGGAGCGACGAGAGCTCAAATTGCAAACTCAGGTGCTAATGCCCAGATTCCAGCTAACATACCGCGCGCGGGACATCAAGGTTCATTTCGACCCAGCTGATGACACCAACCCCTTCACCATCACCGACTGCCCGATTAACATGTCCTTTTTCATGTTCAAGCGATGTGAAGAGTGCGGCCAAACCAGTTCCACCCGCATTTGCGCCAGCTGCCAGATTTGTCCCACACACTCAATCCAACAACTGGATCGAGAGCGAGGTAGACAGTGGGATTGCTGCATGGCCGTGGCTGATGGTGAAAGAATCGAGGCTGAGTTCCAACGCTCCAACGCAAAGCAAGCCGAGGTAGAGGAGCTGACCCGACCCGACCACACGGGCAAACCCAGAGGTGAGGTACGGCAAAAGCTAGCACCGGCTTGTGTACCCCGTGAGCTGCCAGCACGTGCATTTACCCGCGCGGGCGCATCTGCTTTCTCCATCGGCTCCAGCACCAGCAGTGAGGCTAGTATCAGACGTTGGACAAGAGCCGTTGTCCCAGGCCCACCTGATGACGCGAGCGACGTTTCTTCAGCGGCTCCGGATAGCGAGATTGAGGTAGCTCACCACGAGCCCCCCCCACCAACTTCAGAACACAGCATAGCCGTCAGGAATTTCCGAGGTTTGGGCCACACTGGCACAATCGATCACCCCCTTTGCAATTGCAGGGAGCATGACGAGGAGCAAGATTGGCCTGGCCGAGTTTGGAAGCGCTGTGTGGGCAACCATTACCATTGGGAGGCAGTTGGGAACTCTAGATGCCACCAGTGCCAGGCTGACCCTGTTATCGCGCAACTGCACCAGAACACTGTGCAGCTCAACCAGCGATGCTACATCCATGAGTGCACCACAATCAAGGAACATCTGGTTCATAGTGCTACGCATATGCACTATGTAATCAATCGTGGTAACACTCAAGTTGGAGCGACTCCAAACACTTGCCTGGTCAATGCCATCGCCAAGGCCACTGGACTGCAAACCTCCCTAGTTTGGTCCACCATCTGCGCCATACTTCCGCAGACAGCTACGGTGGATTTGCTCCCTGCACCTGGTTTGGATGAGCGGGCACTACATGCCGCTGGCATCCTCCTTGGTTTTGGAGCTCACCTGCGCACAAGCTTGCCCGGCGTACCAAAGTACGCGGGAGTTAAAATGGGCGAACAGTACATCTTCACTTTGACCAACGATAACGGGACCCCTCACTGGGAGTTCACGGGTGCCGCACCCACCAAGTTGATGAAGTTGGCAGAGGATAGGTCAGCACCAAACGCGCTCCTTGATAGGTTCCTCACAGAGATGGACAACTTCCTGAGCGAGCACGACGAACCAATTCTTGGCAACTGGCAGGACGTTGCAGTTGATAAGGCCACATGCAAGCAGTTAGTTCGTGAGTTTAAGAACGACACCTTCGGAACGATTAAGCGTCTGGAGGGCAAGCGTTATGAGGCCAACTTCACACAAACGATGGACGCTATCCACGAACATTCCTCCCCTAGAGTTGTTCGCATGAGAGGCATCACGGGTTGTGCAGGTTGTGGCAAGTCAGCGCCGCTGAAGGAGTTCCTCAAGAAGAACCAATCCTGGCAGTCATGCAAGGGCATCTGGCTGATGTCTGCACCTAGACAACTGATCCGCCAGGACTGGGCTGATGATCTCGCCCTGGGCCGCGGAGGTTACGCACTCAACACCTTCGAACAAGCACTCACTCGAACTGCCAGAGTCCTGATCATTGACGAGCTGTCATTGTTCCCACCTGGGTATGTCGACTTGTTTTGCATTCTTAAACCAAGCATCTCCCATGTGATTCTTCTGGGAGACACAGTGCAAAGCAGGTTCAACAATCCAAATGCCGACAGCTGCTTAAATGAGGCCACGAACGAAGCTGAACGCTGCTTCACCCGCTTAGGAGGCGACTACTGTTTTTGGACCCATCGCTCCCCACAGGTCATTGCTAAGGCTTACGGAATTCCAACCACCAGTCCAGTTGTTGGTCGTGTTTCCCGCACAACGCAGGTTGACAGCCGCTACCCCATCATCGCTGCCACCAATGGAGAGACGGGCAACTTAAACTTCCAAGGCAATAACGCTAGAAATGTTGGCGGTTCCCAGGGCGCGACTTATCACACAGCGCAAATTATGGTTACCTCCACCATGCTTCAGCAGCAGACGGCCGGTGACTTTTACAGCGCCGTCGGCAGAGTGACCCATCACTTGATCCTTGTCGAGTCACTTGGTCCAGGCTACACTAGTCTTCTGAACACCCGCGCTGACGTCAAGGCTGTTATGGGTTTAACTGGCCCAATAGATTTCCTGGCATTGTTCAACAGGCAGTTGGCCGCCTTCAACATTGTGCGAATGGACCCCACTAAGTTCGCCAACACCAAGGCCAAGAGGTTGACCAAGCACAACAGGGCTAGCGGAGCTCGGCGCATGCGACGCGCCGCGTCAACTCGATCAAGTCTGACCCGCGCTAATGGTCAGAGCACTTTGGAGCCTTGCTGGAGAGACCGAGCCCCACCAACTCTCAACGTGCTACTCAATGGTGAGACTCACGTGATGGAGCCGGGTTACCACGCCTTAGAGACAACAGAACCAAGGTCCATTGAGCGCACGCATCTGCCTCGCGCTGACCCCTCAAGAATTCTGGACCAGGCTCTAGATGGTTTGACTTACCGAGAGCAGCGAGAGGTGCTAACTGACGCCGGAATGACGAGCTGTTTCACAGAGCGCCACAACCCCTCCGGTATGCCGACGGAACAACTTTTCCCAAACCAGCGCGGCACTGACCCGGTCCTCTTCCCAGTTACCATAAAGAAGCGTTTGTCGTCAGGCACCATTGAGGACAACCTGGAGGACCTGCACAGCTCAGATTGGAAGGCCCAAATCCTGTTTGACCACTTGGCTAGTTACCTGGACTTCCCTAAGTTCCCCGAGAGGCTCGACACCGAGTTATTTGAGCAGTGCATCTTTGAAACGGAGTTCCGCAAGTTGACAACCAAGACACAGCAAACTCTCCTCAACAATGTCAAGCGTGGTGATCCATTCTGGAAGCTCAATTTTGTCGACCATTTCGTCAAATCACAGCTCAAGGCCAAGCTAGAGACTCTTGGTAAGCCAGCTAAGGCAGGACAAAGCCTTGCCACTTGCCAGGATGCAGTGATTCTACTGTTCGGCCCCATGGTTCGTTACCTCCGCTGCAAGGTCATGCACAAGTTTCCCGCTGAGTTGTACTGCAACTGCGAAAAGACAGCAGATGACTTCGACGCTTGGGCTCGCATGCATTGGAAGGACCGGGAAAGCACCGAGAGTGACTTGGAGAACTTTGACTCAACACAACGCGGCGACAGCTTGGGAATTGAGTTGAAGCTGATGTACCAATTTGGCCTGGATAGAGCCCACATTGCTTTATTCGACCAGTTTATGGGTGATTGTCGCAGCTTGCCGGAACTGTACCTGTTCTGGAAGACGCATATCATTTCATCAGTCATTGGACTCAAGCAAACCGGCCGCGACACTGGCGAGCCTGGAACGTATGACTTCAACACCTACTACAACCTCGCGCTCACCATCTTGATGTATAACCTACCAAGAGGTATACCGTTGGCTGTTGGGGGCGATGACATGAGCGCCAATCGCAGGCTGGTTCTCTCACCACTTTGGCTAAGGATACGCTCCAAGTTTTTGACGGTCGCCAAGGTCGAGTACACCATGAGGCCCAGTTTCTGCGGTTATTATGTGACTTCACACGGTGCCTATCGCAATCCCAGGTTGCTGGCTCTCAAGACAATGTATCACATGGACCAGGGCACCCAACATTTGGTGGACCTGTCTTATGCCGGAGAAGCCTACAGCGCGTACCGCTTAGGCGACAAGTTGATCGAGCTTTGTTCATGGACCGAGCTGGAGTGCTTGGGCTGGCTGGTTGAGTATTACCACCAGACCTATGTTTGGGCGCAGTCAATTTTTGGCTCGGAGGTAGACCCCAGAAGTTTGGCTCAGGCCCTCTTGACAACAGGCGAGCAGTTGCAGCAGTGGCAGACGGATTCCATGGACCTTTCAAAGGGACAGCGACGTGCACTGGGCAGAGTCTTCAGGTTTCAGGTGTCAGTTCTTAAGGTTTTAGGTTGTGAAAGTTTTTCACAGGTTCAGGAACGTTATTTGGATGTTTAAAAATTTGCTCATTTCTTTCATAGGTCTGTTAATGGTAGGGGGTTTAAAGTTAAATGTTAATTGTTTTTTTGATTTGTTTATTTATGTTTGAAACTTTTGTTGAGAACGGAAACACTATCAGACATGACCGACCAACAATCACAGCAGACTTCATCGATCGTAGCCTCATCTGCTCCCCAGGTCCAGGCGAGTCAACAGAGCTCCCACTCAGTCTCCTCACAGTTGCTGGGACAAACCTTCAACCCATTGCAGAGGCGGTTCAATTTGCACCTGGCCTCAGTGAACTATCTGGCCCCGACCGCAGCCATCGCCGACCCCATCATCAATCTTCAGGGCGATCCTCTGTCAGAGAAGCGCATAAAGGATTTCATCAGGTTTCTCCCAGTAGTTCACTGGAGGAACTTGTCCGTGGAGTTGATCCCGCTCCAGGACGCTTCAGTCACCCTTTTGTCTGGCCGAGTAGCGTGGATCCCGAGCGTGGAGGCCTACCCATCCAGTTGGAAGGAGATGAGCGACTTTCCAACCGTCCGCAGCATCGTAATGGGACCCCGCCATCAGTCCGGTTTCGTGGAGCCACTATCACTGGAGGCCGACTGGACGTACGGCAATCAGAGACAGATCAAACCGATCCCTTTGATAGGCGGCGCCCCGAAGTTCAGCATGCGTTGCCGCCTTACGCCACTTCGAGTGTGTGGGGACGACGGCCAGTTTGTGAACCTCCCCGTGGACAACAATGCGAGGTGTTACAACCTGTACATGGTCGGCGAGGTACTGGCTTCTTTGTGAGGGTTTGCAGTTTTGTGGGATTGTGTGCTGGTGTTCGCAAGGTTCGCGGACAGGTTTAGTCGCACGGTTTCCCTTTTCCTTTCCTTTTCCTTTTCCTTTTGCTAAGATTTAACTTTAGTAGGGTACTCATCCATTTTGTGAG